CCCAGGCCCGTCAGTGTCGCCTCGCCCGGCAACGACGGCTTCCGATACGAGTTCCCCACACCCTCCCGCGATGAGGAGATGGAAGCGATGCGGGTCGGCGCCGAGAAGCTCCTCAACCTGTCCCTCGACGAAGGCCGCCGAGCCGATAAGGCCGAAGCCGAGCGGGACGCGCTCAAGGCCGCCGTCCGGAAGTACCACACGCGCGACGACAGCAACCCGCGTGGCCCCTGGTGTAACACCTGCCTGACGGTATGGCCCTGCGCGACTCTCGCCGCCCTGGCCGCCCCTGAGAGTCACGGAGACGAACGAACCCCCCAAAACCTAGGGACGGGTGAGGGGCAAGAGGACGGGCCCCCGTGCAACTGCCGGGCATTCGACGGCCACGGCCAAAACCCCGAATGCGACGCACACCCCTGGTGGCGCACCGACCCGCCAGTACTCCACCTCGCCGACCTCACACGGGAGCTGGGATCAGCGTGGGACGCCGCACGCAAGCTGTTCGGAGGTAGCGCATGACCCAGCCGATCATCTACGACGTTCACGCGGGGTTCTTCAACCACCCCCGAGCATTCACCGAGGCCTACACGGCCTGGCTCACTGCGCATGGCATCAACAAGGACTCCACCTACCGCACTGAGCACTACGTCATTGACGCCCCCCTCGTGCGGGTCTTCCAGTTTGCCGAGGACGCCGACGGCCGCCGCTACTACGACCAGGTCATCGACGACGTCGCGAAACGCAAGCCCTTCGACGTTCTCGTCAAGACCCAGCCGCCGTCCCCGGAGGACTACGCGTGACCCAGACCGCCACCGACATCTGCGTCATGGGACACCGCGTCGACCCCGACCGGCCACGACGCGCACTCGACGGGCTGTACCTCTGCGCAGGCCACCATGTCGAGCTCGAACGGCTCATCGCAGAAATGCCCGCACGGTACGACGACCTCGAACGGCCACGAGGCGCCGGCGGGCCCAAGGTGTCGTTCAGCAACGACCCCGGCCTCAGCGTCGACGAAGCCGCAGCCAGCCTCCGCCAGCAGATCACCGGGACCGTCGCATCCTGGTGCCGAGTCGTCGCCGAAGACCGCGGCATCACCCCACCCGACTCCGTCAACATTTCGCGGACCGCACCATGGCTCACCACGCACGTCGACTGGTGCGCCGCGCACCGGTGGGTCGACGAGATGCTCGTCGAGCTTCGGCAGATCACCGGCCGCGCCATCGGCATCACCGACATCCCGGCGCGGCGCGTGGAGCTCGGAGAGCAGTGCCTCATCCACGCGGACGGCGACAGGTGCATCGGGGAGATCACCATCATCGTGCGCGGTGACGAGTGGATTGCCCGCTGCTCGGAATGCGTCGGCGATCAGGAGGCGACGCAGTACCTGCGGATCGTGCAGCGCGGCCAGTGGGTCACCACCGATGATGTGATCCGGTTGGCTGCCCTGTTCGGGATCGCCGCCAGCTCGGATGTCGTGCGGCAGTGGAAGCACCGTGCGCACATCAGGGGGATCGTTGGCGACGTTGAGAACCTGTATGACCTGGAGTCCGTGCAGCGGTACCTCGCCAAACGGCAAGGCGAACGAGAGAAGGTAGGAGCATGAGCGACCTGGTGGAGTTCCTCAAAGCACGGCTCGACGATAAGGAGCGGCAGGCTCGATATCGCCTGGAAGACACCGACAGCCAGTACGGGGCTTTCGAGCTTGACCCCGAAGAGGCGCTGGCCGAGGTCGAAGCCTGGCGGCGGATCGTCGACCTGTGCGCCGCGCCGCTGGTCGACGTGACAGCGCCGGGCGACAGCGAGCGCCGATTCGTGCCGGGCGAAGGCCCGCCGTGGGCCGAGCCGGTTCTCCGCCTGCTCGCCCTCCCGTACGCCGACGACCCGGACTGCCGCGAGGAGTGGAAGCCGTAACCGTCAATATCTGTAGGTGGTTGCGTACAGATCACTATGTGTGTCACAGTCTGGAATTAAGAGAGCTGCACTGTCACCCCAGCCCCGTACGAAAGCCCGGCCACCGTGCCGGGCTTTTCGCATTTCAGAGCCTGAATCCGTTAGCTGTGCACCAGCCCTCCAGCCTCGGCACGACTGCATCGATGTCAGCGTAGTCCGGGCCCGTCGCGATCTGATGCACCTCAGCCACCCTCGTCTTCAACGAAAGCGTCTGGGCATCTATCCGCATCGTCAGCGCACGGACATCGTTGACCTGGTCGTACTTAGCGTTGGCCTCCAAGGTCCGCGCCTCGGCCAGCTTGTGGCACATCTCGGTGGCCTGCTCGTCGATGGTCACCCGCGGCGTCACCGTCACGGTCTTCGCCGGCGTCGCACTCCCGCCCGATCCGCACCCGGCCGCGAGTAGCAGCGCACCGGCAACAGCGAGTCCCTTGACCATGAGCCATCCCCTGCTAGTCGAACCCCCGACCCGAGTGTGACGCGCACCAGCGTGCGCCGGTTGCTGCCCGTCCGGAGGTGGACATGCGCAGGCAACGGCCATGCCTCGGATGCCGGCGCCTCACCCGCAACCCATCACGCTGCGACACCTGCCAAGCCGCACGCCAACAGCAGATAGACCAAGCCCGAGGCAGCACGCACCAGCGCGGCTACGGCTCGACATGGCAACGCACCTCAACTGCTGCGATCGCTCGCCATCGCGAGCAGTACGGCAACTGGTGCCCAGGCTGGCAGGTGCCAGCGCACCAGGACACCGACCTCACCGCCGACCACATCGTCGCCAAAGCGAACGGCGGCAGTGATGACCAGGCGAACGTGCAGGTCATGTGCCGAAAGTGCAACGCCCGCAAACGCAATCAGTGACCGCCCCAGGTGGGGGGGGTGGGTGAATCTCACGCAGCGTGACACCCCCTGACCCGCACCCCCCGAGCGCGCACACGGCCGCGAAATCCGACCCCGGGGGGTGACGGACAGTGCCCGCTGGTCGACCGCCGAAGCCTACGGAACGTAAGCGCAAGCTGGGCAACCCTGGTGGGCGTTCCCTCCCTGACCCGGCGAACGTCATCGCGTTGCCGCCGGTCGCCGATGATGCACCGCAGCATCTGGGTCCGGCCGGCCGGGCGGTGTGGGAGCTGGTCACCGATCAGTGCCAGTGGCTGGCGGAGTCGGACCGGCCGACGCTGGTGATGGCGTGCGAGAAGTTCGACCGCCGTCAGGACTTCATGGCCCGGTTGGAGTCTTCGGATCCGGTGCTGTACACCGACAAGGGCTACGCGTACGCGAATCCGCTGGTCGGGATGCTGTCGACGTTGGAGACGGAGATAGCGAAGCTCCTGTCCGCTCTCGGCCTGACCCCGACCGACCGGACGCGGATGGGTGTCGCGGAGGTGAAGGCCAAGACGGCGTTCGAGGAGATGCTCGCGAAGCGGTCCGGACGGGCAGCCCAGTGATGCCGCAGTGGCTTACGCAGGTCTCCGCCGAGGACGCGGCGCGCGGCGACGGCCCGGACTTCGTTGAGTTCGCGGAGAAGATGCTGCGGGTCACGAAGGACTCGATCGGCGGCTCATCCGGCTCGCTACTGCGGCTGCGGCCCTGGCAGGTCGACCTGGCCGGGCAGCTGCTCGCGCGGCGCCCGGATGGCCGGTTGAAGCACCGGCAGGCGCTGATCGGCATGCCCCGCAAGCAGGGCAAGTCAGCGCTTGGTGCGGGGATCGCCTTGTTCGGCCTGGCGTTCGGCCCGGCCGGCGGCGAGGTGTATTCGATCGCGGCGGACAAGGAGCAGGCGCGGATTGTGTTCGGCACGGCCAAGAAGATGGTCGAGCTCGAGCCGACGTTCGGCGGGTTTTTCAAGGTCTACCGGGATGCGATCGAGGTTCCGTCGACGGGGTCGGTGTACCGGGTGCTGTCCTCGGAGGCGTTCACGAAGGAGGGCTTGAACCCGCACCTGACGGTCGCTGATGAGGTGCATGCGCAGCCGAACCGTGAACTGTGGGACACGCTCTCGCTGGCCTCTGGTGCCCGCGTTGAGCCTCTGATGGTGGGGATCACCACGGCGGGCGTGAAGTCTGACAGCACCGGCCAGGACAGTCTCTGCTACTCGATGTACCAGTACGGGTGCAAGGTCGTCACGGGTGAGATCGAGGACCCGGCGTTCTTCTTCGCATGGTGGGGCGCCGCTGAGGGCGCCGACCATCGGGATGAGGCGACGTGGCGGGCCGCGAACCCGGGCTTGGGCGACATCGTCTCGGTCGAGGACTTCCGGTCGTCGATCCTGCGGACCCCCGAATCGGAATTTCGCACGAAGCGGCTCAATCAGTGGGTGTCGACCGCGCAAGCGTGGCTTCCGGCCGGCGCATGGGACGCCTGCGAGGAGCCCGGCGGGGTCCCGGATGGCGCCGCGGTGTGCCTCGGCTTCGATGGCAGCTTCAACAACGACAGCACGGCCCTGGTGGTCATCTCCTGCCCCGCCGAAGGCTCGGTCCCGCACGTCGACGTCGTTGAGGCGTGGGAGCGGCCGCAGGAGGCCGGGCAGGGCTGGACGGTGCCGATCCTCGACGTTGAGGCGGCGATCAGGGCGGCGTGCCGGCGCTGGCAGGTCCGCGAGATCGTGTGTGACCCGTACCGCTGGTCTCGGACCTACCAGGTGCTCGAGGACGAGGGACTGCCGATCGTGGAGTTCCCGCAGTCCCCGGCGCGGATGATCCCGGCGACGACCCGCTTCTATGAAGCGGTCATGAACAAGTCCGTCACGCATTCGGGCGACCCGCGGCTGGCCCGCCATCTCGCGAACTGTGTCATCAAGACCGACTCCCGCGGCTCTCGGCTGTCGAAGGATGCCAAGGGCAGCCCCCGAAAGATCGACCTCGCGGTGTCCGCGGTGATGGCGCTCGAGCGTGCCTGCACCGAACCCGAATCCGAGCCGACGCCCCAGTTCTGGAACTGGGCTGAGCTGTGAGGAGGTGCTGCTGATGCTGTCTCGTACGCTCGCCCACTTGCCTCGCCTGCGCCGCAGCGCCATCTCTGACCTGGTCGACGTCACTGGCCTGGGCTGTCTGGTGGGTGCCGCCTGGTGGTGGCAGCCGATCGTGGGCCTGGTCGCTCTCGGCGGGGCGTTGCTGCTCGCCGGTTGGGCGATAGACCGGTGAGCCTGCTACGCCGCGCGGCAAGGCGCGGGGCTGAGGGGCGGGCGTCCGTGCCGCCGTCGAGTGCTGGCGACCCCTGGTCGATCCCCTCGAACGGGTCGCTGGCCGCGTACACGGCCGCTGGCACGCCGGTGACCGAGGACACGGCCATGCAGCTCCTGGCGGTTGCCGCGTGCGTGCGGATCCTGTCGGAGACGGTGGCCGGCCTGCCGTTCGATGCGGTGCGGATGCGCGGC